ACCAGTAAGAGGTTACTGGATTTTTTTGACCGATTCTGTTCAATCGGTCTTCTCCCTGGAATGTATCCCCTGGTGTCCACGGACGGTCAACCAGGATTACATACGATGCACACTGAAGCTGCACTCCGACTCCTCCAGTCTTCGTAGTGGTTAAGAAGGCTTGATAACTCCCATTCCAGAACTCATCAATTAGAGACTGTCTCTCTCCACTAGAGAGATTACTAGAGAGATAAGCAACTTTAACCCCACTCTTCTCTAGGAGTCGTTTTACACCTTCAATGGTTTCTAAAAACTCAGCAAAAACCACCACTTGATTCCCAGTCTCTACAATTTCCTGGGCTAATGATGCCGCATCAGGAATTTTCCCTATTGAATTTGCCTTTCTCATTCCTAATGCTGCAACCAAATTCTCTGCTTCTCCAGAACAAATACCTTTTAGTACCCGTTCTCCGTATTTCTCCATGAATAAGTTAAACTCCGTATTATAGACTGCTTGTTGTTCTGGAGTAAACTCCACATCAACAAAAACTCTCTCCAACGGAGGCAAGTCTACACAGTCTTTTTTATCCTTGAAGAGAATCACTTTATCTGTGTATCTATTTTTCAGTCTGTTCATTGCGTAGACAGATTCATTGTACCTTTGGAAAAAGTGCTCTTCGCCTAATAATGCTTCATGCACTCTAAGCGCTAGTAACTGGCAATAGACGTTTGAGCACCTACCGTTCTTGATAGGAGTTCCTGAAAGCAAAAACACGAAGTCTGCCTGAAATGACAGATTCAAGAACTTTTGAGTTTGCTGTGAACTGGGGTCTTGAGTCTTATGTGACTCATCCCCAATCAGAATGAATGGCTCTTTGACCTCTGTAGGTGTTAAACCCCAAGAATGTACAGTAGTATTTCTAAGACCGACTGTTCCTACCGTACTCTCCCAGTTACCTTTTACAGAACTAGGACATACAATAACTACTCTGTACTCAGGATTTATATCTTGAATACACTTTGCCATAAATGCATTCATGAACGTCTTACCTAAACCCATGTCATGTGCATCTAAATGGAACTTTCGTTGAAATTTCCAGTGTAAAGACTCTACTTGAAACTCTCTTAATTTGAGTTTCTTAAAGTCATCCTGAAAGAAATTAAACTCTACGAACTCATTTTGGAACAACTCTGTTTGAGCTAATTCGTAAGCTTCATTCAAAACATCGATAGACTTGAAATGTCTATCAAGCAGTCTCACATACTCATCCTCGAACGATAAGTCAAACGTAACACCTCCCCAATTCCAATACGTTAACCAGTTTACTGCGTACTCGAAGCAAGCTGGAGTAGTCCACCTTAAAGACTTCTTGTCCCAAGTAAATCCATGTCGAAACAAATACTTCCTATATACTCCTCCAGTACCAGTTCCATAAAACTTCCCGTTCTCGTAGTAGACAAAGAACTCTTTAAGTCTTTTGTTTAATTCAAGTTGTGAAATAGTCTCATAGCTATAACGGTTCCTCCACGTTGGAAATAGTGACCCTAAGATATTGATTATGTCCTTAGACTTCTCGAAAGTCCAACAGACGTACATACCATTACGGTATTTTGCTGTTCCTCCTAGTGTCTTCAAATTATCAATTAGGTACTTACTGTACCCAGGAGTATAAACGTAGACAAACTGTTTGTCCCCAGTTATAAGACCGATTCCTGATTTCTCAATTTCCTCTTTCAGCTTGTTGTCAATCTCAATTTCGTAATTGAGAAGGTCATCTTTTAACTCTTCTGGAGCTAGGACTAACCACTCACTGAACGGAATAACTTTATCTTTTTTCAGGTAAGAGAATACCCTTTTCACGTTAGGGTCAGATTTATCACACTGACTGACGATTTGTCTTAGCAAGTCTACGCAGTTCATATTTACACTAGCCTCCAAAGTCTACGGTAATCATTAGTATTCGGTGGGTTTCCGTACAAAAACTTATGATAATCTGAGTATACACTATACTCCGAAGAAGTGTCAAATTTCCCCCCTCTATAAACTAATGGCGGAGGCGGCTCTAGTTCGTAGAAGTCTTCCAGACTCTCTACTTGAGAGACATACTCTATTTTTCTAGGTATGTCCTCTTCAAAGTGTCTCTCCAGAAGCTCCGGTAACAGCTCTATTAAAGCAAGCTTCATGGTAGCTTTGTTAAGGCAAAGAAAAGCTAACTTAGGAAGTCGTAGTTCATAATTGTACGCGGCTAGTTGTGAGATATATCCCCTGTCGTTGTCTGGTCTTTTAACAAAAGCGTTGAAATACGTCCACGACATCGTTTTGACATCAATTAACGTATTTCCATTAACAATTCCGTCTATATGCCCAACGACCTCCACTCCGTTAACGTCTACAGACAACTCCTCTTGTCTACCCGTAACCTGGAACCCTTTACATTTTAGTAAGTAGAAGATTAGAGTCTCAAAGAAGTGACCGAAGTATACAGTCATAGACATTGAGTGTGACTGTCTTCTCTTGTATGGGAGAACACCTTCCTTCATCAGTTTCTTCAGAGCCAGAATGTGAAGAGGGTACCCTATGCTAGATAGTCGTAAGTAGCTATTCTCCGGCTTGTCTTCTGAGTCCATGAAAGCATCTAGGTTGTCTACTAACTCCTGAACTAACTCAGGCAGATACTTTTTCATCAATTTGAATGGAGTGGAATCTTCACTGTTCCAATCGTCAACGAATTCTCTTAAGTTCATTTATTGTTTCCCATCCTCTGTGGATTTCTTTTAAGTCTTGGCAAAAGTTATCATCAAGTACACTACAGTGTTTTTCCAGAATCAGGTCTACAATCTCATCAAAGTCACACTGTAGGAACCACACGATAAATGACGCTTCAGGGTCTTTACCGATTACCCTTATTTTTCTTTGATTACAAATCTTCTTGAAGTCAGTCATAGTTTATGGAGGGGATAGACTGTATCTATCCCCTAGTGAGTGTTACAGTTGGTAGTTACGTCTACGATGACTCACAGGTTCATCGTCATCATCATCATCGTCATTGTCTTTTCTACGTTTTGACTTAGTTCTGGACTTCGGCTTCTCTTCAGGTTCAGGTAAGTACACCTGCCCTGTCAGTTCAGGGCTGTTTCTACTGTCATCATCTGCCTCAAAGAGGGCAATCCCTAATTGAAGGTTGTCGTACTCAGTAAACTCAATCTCACCATCTTCCAACATTCTGATGAGTTCCTGTAGAAACTCGTTTCCCAACTGGACGTAACCAGTCATGACGGCTTTTGAGTCTCTTTTTGCATTCCAGAGTTTCACGTAAGTCTTTTCGCCTGGTGCAGACTTCTTCCTGTTTTTCCTCATAACCATGATTCTTACCTGCTCCAACGTGGTTTTTTGTCTTTCTTCGGCTCTTCTTCTTCTTCTTCACCGTCGTCGTCGTCGTCATCTCCTTCGTCTAGGTAGTTAAGCGGGTATTTTTTCCAGTTTTCTCGGTCAACTTTTGCCTTAGCAAGGACTTTTTGTGCCCAACTTGGTTCACTAGGTTCATCGTCATCATCATCTGCTTCATCGGACTCACATTCCCGAAGGGGCTTCTTATCCCTTTTCTTCGTTCTACGCTTGTCTGAATACTGGTCGTCAGTTTCGTCTTCTGGAAACTTGATAAACAAGTCAAGTCCAATACCCGTTTCAAACGCGATGAGCTTTACAGTAGCTCGAACCATTGAATCAGTGATATTCCTGCTGGATGGTTCTTCCAAAGCTGCCCATCCCTGAAATGGAGTTCCTTGAACAGCGTAGTACATCGAGTTACTCTTCAATCCTGACTCGTTATCGTAAAGCCAACACCTGAGGATGCATCCCGCTGGTGTAACCTTGATTTCGTCAAACTCAACACTCAACAATGGGAAGTGTTCTCTCAGGAGTAGAAGGATTACTGGGAGTTGAGCATAGAAATAAGTTTTATTCCTTACCTTTACTTCGGAGATTCCCTCAATTGAGAGACTCTTCATCTGTTGGAGCTTGTCAAAGGGACAAGTCCAGTATTTTTGATGTTCAGAGTGCTTAACAGGCGTAGCCAGTGTCATAAGTTGTCAATCCCTCTAAAGAAAATGTTTGTCGCTCTGTTTGCATTTCTCACATGAGAATCCAGACTCGATGGATTCTTCAGATACAAGAATACAAATATTATACCAGAAATGAGAACTTTTGTCAATTTGAAAGCGTATGGAACCCATAGAGGCTCCATTTCACTCTCCATGAACTGTTCGTTCCACAGGACGACTGGATGCAATGCTGCTTCAATCGTTTTAGTATCAGCTTCTCCCTGTTGAACCTTATGGAGAAGTTGAACTAACGTCCGATGACTATCCTTGTGATTCATATTCTACCTCCTCATACGGAATAAAGATTTCGTACTCTACCCACATCTCCAACTCCTCACGCCGTACAGTCCCGAAATTCGTAAAATCTATAGACTTGTCGGAGACTGATAGGACTTGCACCCAACCGCGATTCTTCACTTTGAATCGCTGACCGACATGTACATCCATGTTTACCCTCCTTCTTTAGCGTCATACCAGTTATCTGCTACATGAAACGTAGCTTTTACGGGTAGCGAAATCAAATCCTCACAGTAGAAAATTCTATTCGCTAGTGAAACAAACTCGTCTACTAGATTGTCTTTAACCTCGTACACTGACTCATCGTGTACTGCAAGAGTCTGTCTGTACATATCTTGCCATCCGTTGTCTTGTGCTTCAAAGTAGAGTCTAAGCTGAAGCTCTTTGAATATCGAACCAGCACTACCCTGGATTAGATAGTTGTTAACCTTTCTGAATCCAGCTTGATACACAGATTTGTCATCAGACAGCAACTCAGGGACGTATAACCGTCGTCCTAGACAGTCATGGATGACTCCAGACTGAGCTACAGCAATGTCTGCTACCAGTTCTTTCATCTCTTTAATCTTAGTCTGAGAATAGATTTCCTCAATCAATGCTTTTGCTTCTTTAACTGGTAGTCCAGAAGTCGAAGCTAATTTAGCCTCTCCGCCTCCATAGATTAGGCAGAACACGCTGTTTTTACAGGCTTTACGTTTCTTTATCCACTCTCTTTCTCCATACTGTTCAATATAGTCTTCCTTCGAGCATTTAATAATCCAATTTTCGGTGTTGATGTCATGGACCTCAACCCCATTTCGTACCATATCGGAAAAGTACGAGTCACCTACTAAAGTTTCAAGATAGTGAGCTAACACTACTATCTCGATTTTCTCTAGGTCTCCACAGATTATTTTGTAGCCTGGTGGAGCTATGAACATCTTCCGAAGGTCTGCACCTTCATCTTTCGAGGGAATATTTTGGAGGTTAACTCCATAGTATCTCCCGTTATCATCCATTGAACTAGAACTAAGTCTTCCAGTTCTAGTCTTGCATTGGTTAAACGAACCATGTAGTATCCCATATTCACTGACTTGTTTTTCAATCTTATCAAGAAAATTTGATAAGAGTGTCTGTTTACTACTGTACAACAGAAATAGTTTAGCTAGTGGATACGGTAAACTTCCTAGGATGTCCTTAGACATTTTAGGTTTACCCGTAGGTGTTGTTATTGCAGGTTTCCATTTATAGATTTTCTGTAGTACTTGTGCTTTATGGTCGTCTGAATTAGGGTTGAACGGGGTTAAAGCACAGTGAGTGTACTCTTTCTTACCATTAATCTCTCGGTAAGATGTCATCTCAGACCCATTATCAGGGTCTACATAGGCATGATACCTGAATTCTTTCGTCTCAAAAGAGAAAGTATACCCTGTTATATGGGTAATCTGACAATAAAGGTCATGAACCTCCATTTCTAATCTTAACTTGAACTCTCTAACAGAGTCTAAGTTAACATGACTACCCTGTTCGAGTTGTCTCACGATTTTGGAATACGGGAGTTCAATCTCGATATAATGTTTCCACGCTTGTTTATCAGACTTGAGCCGTTTTCTGAAGTGTAAGAATAGCTTGTAGGTAATCTTCGCATCCTGCACTGCATACTTTTTAAGGTATTCAGTGGCTACCTTCCAGTTATTCGGTTTTTCCATCTTTGACTCCCCTACTAAGGGGGCTAAAGATAGAAGACTATGCTCATCAGTAGCCTCTTCCCTCTCAGGGGACACTGCAACCCACGCATACGACATTATCATCGTATCATGGTACTTTTTGACTTCAACACCGAACCTTTCTAGTACGGCTACGTCGAAGGAGCTGTTATGAAAGATGAGGGTGTAATCATTCTCAATCAACTTTTTTATGAACTCTAAACCCTTATCAGGACTCAGAGCAAACCCTTTCTCTCCATCATAGAACGAGATAGCTGTGATTTCTCCCCAGTCCTTCCTAAATTTGATTGCTAGAGATGTAGTCTCTAGGTCTACCGCGATTAGTTTGTTACTGTTCATACCTATCACTCAAGTTGTCTACGTGAATTCTGAACGGTTCACTACCCTCTAAGGTAGTAACATATACATGACCTCTCTCTGTCGGTACTGTTATAACCAGAAGGGGAACCCTCTTAAGTGGAGGTTTTCCAGGTTTTCCAGTACGCGAAATCTCATACACAATTTGTCCTATGTGTGTCTTCATAGTGAATCTAATTGGCTGAGGTCATTTTCGTTCCAAGGTGCTACCTTGATTTGGTTAAGGTGACACCATCTGATTATATGCTGATTAGACAACATCTTCGGTAGTTTCTGCATTGATGAGTCAAAGACGTAATTACGTCTAGTATACTCATCCAGTACACTCTTTGACACTCTAGGGCACACCACTAGAGTTTTCCTCATCGGCTGGACTAATACTTTAACTCGTACTACAGTCTTCAACTTGGACAAGATTTCTTGAAACTCCTGCGTACTGTGAACGTCTATAGGTACAGATAACTGTACCTGAGTAAAATTCATAATTTCGTTGACTTTAATGAGTTTTGCTCTATCGGGAGCATCTAAAATCCCTTTAACCTCAACGTAGTGAGCCTCAGTCTCGAAATCAGGAGTGTACGTTATCTGATATGGAATACCTACTGTTTCATACTCCCATTCGGGATGAGCTTGAGCAATCAGTCTTTCGTACTCACTTCTCATTGCCATGATTAGACCTCATTGGAATTTACAAGATGCTGGTTAGTCCCCTCCCAGTGGTGAATCATGCCGGGGCGCTACTTCCGGCTGGGTGCTTTGGAATCTAGCAAACGTTGTACCGCGTCCCATTCGTCTTCAGGAACAAGTGCGATTATAACCGTGTCATTATTCGCTAACATCCCTGCTGATAACTTCACACCATGTAGGTTAGCACCGTGTAAGGAAGTGTAACTAAGGTCAGCATTAAATAGGTCAGCCCCAGTTAGGTCAGCATCTCGAAGGTTAGCCCAACGTAGGTCAGCCCCGGCGAGGTTAGCACCATGTAAGTCAGTGCCCATCAGGTAAGCCTTGCGTAGGTCAGCCCCAGTTAGGTCAGCATCTCGAAGGTTAGCCTTAATGAGGCTAGCCCTAAATAAGTCAGCCCCGGTAAGGTTAGCCCCCGTGAGGTCAACCCCACGTAGGTAAGTCTCGTGTAAGATAGCCCCCGTGAGGTCAGCCCCGGTAAGGTTAGCCCCTTTGAGACTCACTCCACCCAGGTCAGTCCCCCTTAGGTCAACTCCATGTAAGTTCGCTCCGGTGAGGTTAACATTTGTCAGGTTAATATCTCTAAAAACACGTTGTCCATCGGCATAGAGCCGTAACAGTTCTTCAGCGGTCATCATGTAGTCCTCATAGAAACGATGATGTTAATTGCTGGTTAGTAACTTCCCAGCGGATAGACTAGGATTCTAACAAACGTTTCACTGCACTCCATTTGTCTCTAGGAACAAGTGTAATTATGCTATCAACGTCTAGTGACATCATTCCTGCTGACAACTTTACCCCCTGTATATTCGCTTTGCATAAAGTGATGCGAATGAGTTCAGCCTCATGCAGGTTAGCCTCATGTAAGTTAGCCCCATGTAAATCAGCCTCCACTAGGCAAGCCCCGCTCAGGTTTGCCCTAGTCAGGTTCGACCCCGTGAGGTTCGCTTCGTGTAGATTCACATCATGCAGATTAGTCTCGATGAGATAAGCTTCCTGTATGTTAGCCTCACATAGATGAGCCATTGTGAGGTTAGCTTTATCGAGACAAGCACCGTTTAAGTTAGCTCTGGCTAGTTTAGCCCTTGTGAGGTCAGCACCCACAAGGTCAGCATTTTGGAGGTTTGCCTTCGTTAGGTCAGCCCCACTAAGATTAATCCCGGTGAGGACAGCATCCATCAGACAAACTCCCCTGAAGTTACGCTCTCCAGAGGCGTAGAGTTGTAGCAACTGTTCTTTCGTGATTGATTCACCTTGTAGTTTACTCATCTTGTCTCCTATGAATCAGTTGTTCTGGTTAGTGCTTCTTTCAGTTTCTTTTGAAAACTACTAATAAGTATATCGTACCTCATAAAATTAGTCAAATGTGTCTTCCAGATTAGTGCTTCGTAGTCATGAAGCATCTGAATCAAAACTTCTAGCTCTTTTTCAGTGAAAGATACCTCAATCATAGCGTTACCTCAAAATATTGAGACTGTTGAACGTCATACTCTAGGTTAAACTCCGTACACCGTGATACGGACATCCTAGATTTCTTAATCAACTCACAGTGACGCTGAGTAGAATTCACCTTCCCATTAAACGCTACCCCTGCTGTTATCATCTGAAAAATAGATGGGTTTCGGATGTCGCTATTCGTAATTCTACTACTATACTGCCCATCTACGTTTTTTATCGTGTGACCAACAAGAATAATTGGTACAGGTGGTCGTCTTTCTTCATAGTTCCCATTTGCAATGGATATAATTCTCCTCATAACACTACGGGAATCATCTACGTTCTGCATCTTGGTGTCTAAGTCATTGATTACGTCAATAACTAATAGAGAAATGTCGTACTCAAATAGTGCACTGTGAATAGCTTGCTCTACTATACTAAAGTTGTCTGCCATCCCAGAGAAGTATACAACTTTCTCTGAGAGTCTTTTGATTTCTCTGTCTATCACGTCTTGTGAAATGTTTAGACCGTCACCTTCAGGAAATATAGGAGTGTTAAGGTGTCTCTCTAGTAAGAACCTCATGGAATCTGAGGCGTACATTTCTGTACCTACCCACAGAGCCTTTTTACCTTTGTTTTTTGGTGAAGCAATAACGTTATACAGGATGTTAACTGCAAAGGTACTCTTACCAGTACCAGAGTGTCCGAATAAACCCATTACTTCACCGGGCTTTATCCCACCTCCTAGCATACTGTTTAGTGATTCGTATCCCACGTCAGTCCCTATCATGGACTGGTAGGACATCCGTTTACAGAACTCATCAACTAATTCATCGTCTGTTATCAGATAAGGGCTAGATTTGATTCTAGCATTGTCTAAAATCTCTCTAAGGTCATACCCTTCTTCGTAACACTCAGATATATCCTTACACGGAAGGTCTAAATAGTACGTCTTGTATACTGGAAGCAGTTCTTCTGCGGTTGTTTCAGCTTTCTTCCCTGCTTCATCATTATCAAAGCAGATGTAGATATATTCATAACTTCGTAGTTCTTTAATATGACTCTTTAACACTTCTCTTACTGAGTCAGTACCGTTAACTCCGACTATATCAACACCTGACTCGTCTTTTAGCACTTCTGCTAGAGTCAACGTGTCACTTTCACCTTCACAGATGAATATGCATCTCTGTCCTGTTAGTCTTCCAAAGAACCCAAACTGACTCCCTTCCTCACACCATATAGACTTACTTTTTAATTCCCTATCGAAATTACGATATTTTACACCGACTACATGACCCTGGTTATTATACCAGTAATAAACTTTCGTTTGTGTTAGTTCAAACCCCCACTTACTACCCTCTAGTAAATCAAAAACATTGTACTTAGCAAGAATCTCTGGAGAAATCCAAGGTTTACCTGGAATCTTCAGAGATTCTGCTAAGTCTATTTTAGGTACTTTGAACTTAGACTTTGTTTGCTTGTGACTACCGAACACTACATGATAGCCACAAGCATAACAATGGGCGGATTGACCATCTTTGGCGTGAACTAGGTTATCCTGACTAGAATCAAGACACCTGGGGCATTGTTCCCGAACTCTCTTAGAGGTACTCATAGTAATTTGCAGTAATGATGTCATCAATCTCCTTACTGACTCTATAAGCTTCAGCTTTCTCTTTCTTTCTCCTCATTTCTTCTTTTTCGATTGTTCTCCTGTCTTCTAGTTCTTTAACCTCGTACTCCTGTTCAAAATACTTGATACTGTACTTATCAGCCAGACTTTTCAGAAGGAACCATTTAGTCTTACCTGACACCTCATTAAAAACACAACGGACAATCTCTTTCCTTGTTTGTCCTTCCTGATGACCTCTGTTTTTCCCGTTAAGACTTAGCTGAATCTGAACAAATACAACATCTTCAAAGTCTACGCACACTAGCATGGTTTTTCCTCAAAAGTATTCTGACAGTGCATTGGAACTTAAGATTAACTCTTCGGGTGATTTGAAGAGTTGTTGATTCTCGTTAACCCACGTAATCTGTGGTTCTACCCACGTATAGGTCAAGCCACTTTCTTTGAAAATTTTAATGGACTCGATAGGAAGTTCATTAAACACTCTCTCTAATCCAGACGTAATCCTATCGTAGGTGTCTGAACTAATCCTAGAAAACGTACTCACTGTGACTTTACCATAACAGAAGAGAATGTGGTACTCTTGCTGTTCTGATAACAGAGAGTGAATTTCTTTCAAGATTGAATATTTTGGAATCCATTCTCTTTCCACGTAACTTTCTACTGCTTTAGTGAACATTACTTCAACTATACAACTACATATATAGTATACCATATTTCTTACGAATAGTCAAAAAAAATGGGAAAGAGTATTGCCCCTATGCCTCTCTTTCCCATCTGTAGCGTAGACTACTTTATAGTATCATAGATTCATGATTTAGTCAACTCATCGTAGAACTCATCAGGTGTTAGCATTTCAATAGGCATTTCTAATGCCCATTGAACAAAGTTTACACAGTTCATTGATGGGTACCCTAATGATGCCTTGATGAACTCCCATGAAGATGCTTTTAGTCCATTAAGACTTGATGACAACTCATTGGCACAGATTAACCTGTAGAATACCAGGTTCTCATTTACGTCTGGTAAAGTCACAGAGTATTTATTGTTTAGCTCATCGTAATAATCGTAGTAGACTAAACCGTATTTTCCTAACTCGAATACGGTGTTATCAATCACAATCCCAACGTGGACAAGTTCAATCTTTCTTCTGAATCTTAGACTTAAGAAGAATCTACATAGGAACTCTACGTTTCTGTCTTCTAGTTCTTCAAAAAAGATTACTCTAATCATAGGTCTTCCATATTCCAAATGTTGACACATTCTATCTCTTCCAAGATAGACAAATCATGCTCTTTCCAATTCAAAATCTCGATTGCTTGTGGTGTCCTGGATAACACCATCTCTACTTGATTCTTGTAAAATTGAAACTGGTATAATGCACCCGTAGTAGGATACTTATGGTACCTTCTTATATGATATTCTTCGTAAGTAACTCCTTCTTTTGCTATTCTTTGAAGTATTACAAAAAATTTAATAAATCTAGTACGGTAGTTCATAATACAACCATCGTGTTGCAATGCTATACCGTATCGCCGTAGTTGAAAAACAGCTTCAATTTCTGATGATGCAGCGTGCCAAACAAACAGTAACCATTTTGGGGTTCGGAACCACTGAGTTTGTACAAACTCATAGAACCCTAGGATTCTATCAAGAGTCCTATCTTCATCTACTTGGTAAGCCATCTTAAATTGCTTTCTTTCATGTCTGAGAACGTATTTATATGCTAAATCCCATAACTCTCTTTTCTTTCTTTCACTGACTTCTTGTCTACACATTATTTCCCATAACAATTGGACATCCTCAGACACCGTATACTCAGGGTGAAATAGATTTTTCTGGTAGGTACTATCCCAGAATATCCTGTATTCTAAACTACCTGGCTTAGGAGTTACAGGTATTATTCCCCATATTGAGTCGTTGTCATCAGATAAAGCTTCTCTGAGTCTTAATTTTGATAGTCTTGCTTGTTCGATTCTTATCCTATTACTCTCTTTCTTCTCCCTCTCTCTCTGTTTATTTCTAATCTCTGTTATCTCATTTTCTGATTTTCTAGTTACGTGAATTGACATAGATAGTCCCCTTACAATTTCTGCTGTACTATAGAGTATACTCTATGATTGATCATGGTCAGATAACAAGGGATGAGAGTGAACCGGATTCAGCACCATAAGCCCCATACCGTCCCCTACAGCCTACCATACCGAGTCTGTGCGTGTATCCCTATCCTCACCCTCTAGCCTATCCTTCCTGCCCTTCCTGGAAGGGGGGATTGTGACAGTTATTATCCAGTGGGCAGAGAATAATAGTGGTACAAAAAAAAAGTCCTAGAATCAATTAAGACTCTAGGACTCTATCACACACCATGTACTTATAGACACTCACTCACACACACACACTAAGAGAAATAGGATTCCAATACGTTATCTTCCTCATCCTCATCATCATCATCCTCATCCTCTAGAAGGTCAACTGGCTCGTACTCTTCAGGCTCTAGAGCCTGGATTTCCGAAACAACGTTCCCCCAATCAACCCGGTCAACAATTGCCTCAAAGATTTCTCGTCCGATTGACTGCCTACGCGAATACTGGCGTAGGGATTTAGATTCTACCAACAGGGTCAACTGAATCAGAACGTCAATGAAGTTAAAATCTCCACTAGACGGATAACGCTCCTTCAAGGGAATAGTTGAGAAATACTCTGAATTAAGGTCTTTCAGAGTTTCTTCCCAGTATGCGGAAGAAAACTCTGAAAATAAGAACTCAATCACAGAATGGATATTGTCCAGACTGAAATTATCCTTGTCAATCTGTACGACGTTCAGTCCGTCTACAGTGTCGATATGAGCAGCATAGCCACTCAAGGATACTTCTAACATCCCCCAGAATACTGGAACCTTATGTTCCATGCCTGAAGCGTCTTTCTCCTTCCGTGAAGACTTGGGTTTGAAACCTTCTTCATAGACCAGACCCTCAAATGACTGGAGAACCTTATAAATCATCCTAGCCAGTTCCATCACCCAAGTAGTATTAGATGACAAACCAGACGAAAATCCAGTAACAGGGTCACAGCTTGCAGCCCATCCCTTGATACCACTCTGGGCGGTTTGTGGTTGAGGAACACCAGCAATAGACGTACACACCATTCTCCTATCAACAGCATCAAGAAACAACCTAACAAAGTAATCTTCTGCCGTAAAACGAAGGTCTTTATCCTTCTCCCGATGCCCTTCCCTGAGTGCAATAAGGTATGTTTGCGGATTACCGCGAACAATACCCTTGATGCTATCGGCTACAGCCATTTGTTCGCCCCTAGTGGCTTCCCTAGAACCTAACGCTCCAGCACCACCATTGGTCCCCAAGATGAGGTCAGAAACAACACGATTCATTTTGCTTTTCCACTTGTTCCCGTAACGGGATTGGAAAGCATCCTCGTCAAGGGTCTTGACGATACAGGTAACTTTCGTCTGGTAAAGAACCGCAGGCGGAACCTTAGAGTAAACTGCTTCCAACAAGATGGCGATAGACCTGTGACGTGCAGCAACAAGAATCAACTCACCATCGGGATATCGTACTAGCACGGGTTCAGACAGAAGCGGTGAACCATGAAGTAAACCTACTTCTTTATCGTTAAGCAGTTTGGCTACCTTGTTGGAATTGACTTGGAACTGATGGGACGTTGAAGCAATGAATGCTTTACACAAATCTTCAATAGAGATTTCTTCCACTGTGGTTTCGATGAACTGGTGTCGTCCCTGAAACCAGGTTTCATCTTTTGCAGATTTGTGTAATCCACTGGCAAACGAGATTAGGTCTTTATCAGCAGTAGTTCCTCTCTTAGTCTTTTTCACACCGAACACACCAGACCTGAATTCAGAGTTTTCACTGACCCATTCTTTAGGGATGTCAGCGGATTGGAAAACCTGACTGATTAAGCTTGCCATGATGTAACTCCTAAGAAATTGAGACTGTTTTAGTATCTTTGCACTAATCTACCTGATTGTCAAATCTAGGGTAAAAACAATTATCCTAGATTTGACAACAAAAACTATGGTTTGTACTGTTTCTCCAATTTCTCAACAACTTCCTTGAGTGGCGTATTTTCCGGGTCTTCTAGGTCATAGCCTAGACTGGCAAGATTCGTTTTAGCGATGTTAAATGCTTCCTGTTTGTAAGTCGATAGAATCCTCTCAACTTCTGAATGAAACCAGTCAGCAATAACATCCTCGTCACTGAATCCTGATGATTCAAGCTTGTCTTTAGTGTCCATTGTGTTTTCTCCAATGATGAGGGTGATTGGGTGTGCCAGTTAGTAACTTCCTGGCATGACAGACTAGAAGGTATCAGAAAGCTTGACAAACGAAGTGAAACTTGTATGTCTCGGGGAAATACGCTTGCAGAATCTTCAAGGTTCCCTCAGCTTCAGCACGGGAACTGAAAATAACCTCTTCACCGCCAAAGTGAGACAGGATGTGTGAGTTAGCAGCAGAACATAGACAGTAGCCTTCCATAGGCTCGTCGTCTTGCTCGATAATGGCAGGCTCAACGGTAGTCGATGGGTCATCAGCGAATCTATGGAAAGCGTAGCGATACGCTTCTTTCTCAGAATCAAACGACCGGAAATCACTGTCGGACAGGACTTCGTAAGCGATTGTAGACATGATGCGTGTTCTCCAATAGAAATGATGAGAAGGTGGGTGTGCCAGTTAGTAACTTCCTGGCAGTGAGACTAGAGAGTGATTACAGGACGGTCATGCTGTCCTTTGTAGACACAAGCTCCATTACCCATCAGGTGAATGGCAAGACCATTCACTTTGACGGCTCGAACCCGCCATTCCCATCCTTCACCCCAATCATCAAAGTGGTACGTCTTGCCGTCAATGATAGCCTTCTGAATCTCCTCCCTCAGTGGCAGAAGTTCCTCATACTCATCTTTCACTGACGCAATGATGTCAAAGATAATATACCATCGGGGATGCCATGAGATTGAACGAGAAAAGTGTGAAGCACGGTTGTCTGAATACAAAAAGGGTAGTGCATCCAGTTCTTCAATCATTGCTAACGCTGTCTCTTTCGTCATAGTAGACATGATGTAGTCCTCTCCTAGTAGTAGTAGGTTGTAGGGTGTGCTGGTTAGTACCCTCTGATAGTAACACCTTAGCAGAGGGTACTGTCAAGCAGGTTAGCCAATCAGCTCAAGCCAGAACGACTTCTTACGCTTGTCTCCTTTGGGCAGAGGCAAGTGGAGGGTGATTGCCAGTTCCCTGAGTTCCTTGACAGACAAGACTTTCGTTTCACCCTGGCGGTGAATCCAGAGCAGGGTTTCCGATTGGGTCATGGTGTCCTCATAGTGAATGGGTTCAGGTGTTCCGTATTCCTCCTCGAGGGATTCTTCCCAGGTAAGGTCTTCCGGGGCAAACTCTTCAATCGTAGCAGTAAAAGGCACTTGACCAGATGCCAGACAACAGGCTTTCTCAATGAAGTAGTCCAGCATTTCAGTCGCAGGTGAGACAGTGGTCGTAACACTCGCGGTGATTTCTTCATGGGCAGGCGACAGCAACAACATAGGTTCATGACCGGGTAACAACCGTTGTGTAGGGCTAGTAGCATCCATCAGTGCAGCGTACATAGTCTGAAAGAAGATGGTGAACAGGATTCCCAGAAGGGCATGGAAGCTCGCGGTGAGCATTCCGTCAAGAATGAGGTTAACGATGGTGAGCGTAGACATGATGTGTGTGTCCTCTATATGTGTACGTGGTGTGTGTGTGTCGTGGGGTGTGCCCCCGTTCGACTGAGAAGACTGTAGCGTAGCGGGAGGGAGAAAATCTGATTTTGTAATAATTCGTTACAATTGAGGGATGGTTGTCAGAACGGACTAAAAACACCTATTTTTTGTACCTATTTTACCTGTTTTATGGGGTTTCAAGGGTTCACTCTCATTTTTTCCGGGTGTGCGAGGGGTTTCGAGGGAGGTACGGGGGAATAACAGGTGTAGGTATATTATGACTTAGACACTCAGAAATTTTGCATAAAAATTTTAGTACCACAGCTAAGGGGAAACCAGATAACAGTAATAGGAGTTTTCGTACACCCCCCTATATAGTAAGGAATATATATAACATGTAATAAACTTGTAATTACAAGTGTTAACAAGTAATAAAAAAAAAAGAATTCCATGTAATAACAAGTAATTATTAAACAAGTAATTACAAGTAAATACAAGTAATAAATACAAGTAATTACAAGTATATATATATATATATATATATAGGGGGGTCTTTGGAAACTTTTTTATTTGGGATAGGGATAGTGTATATATTACACTATCTATTTCAGGACTTTTTAGGGTAGTTTTTATATGTTTTGAGATAAACACTATAGGTACTCAAGATGGTATACCTTAAGTAGTAATATACCATAAGTACCCCTAAATATCCCTATATATATAGTCTTGAGTAGTGTTAAGCTAATAATAGAGAGTACACGAACCATTTGGTAACACTCTATGTCTGAAGCTACAGACCTGTATAACAAATATTTAAGACGTAATGAAAACCCAAAGATTCCACATGATAAAGCTCGAAAGAGGCTTTACATAGCTGCGTTAGAACGGAGTGATAAAATTGGTATTCAAAAAGTGACATCTAACGAAGAGAAGAGAGTAGAGGTACTGACTGAGTTAGTGGTAGCGAAGGCTAAGAAATCCAGGTTCACTTGAAGTCATCTAAACTGTCTGTAAACTATCTGTAAACTATCTGTAAACTATCTGTAAACTATGTAGTCTTGAGGTGAGTGTTATGGGAGGAAAAGGTGGGGGCGGTAACTCTGATTCTGGTGGGATGTCTAAAGAAGAGTTACAGATGCAAAGAGAACAGTTTGAGCGAAGAATGACTCTAATGGAAGCTCAAACGAGTAATCAAAATGCTCTGTTATCTCAACAGTTCGCTACTACACGGACTCTTCAAGAAGAACAGGCGAGATTAGCAGCGTTAGCTTCTTCAGAACAAGACCAAGCTGCTAGAGATAGTAAGTTAAGACAGGAACAACAAGCTGCTGAAGCTAGAGTCGGTACTGGTGAACAACTGAGAGGTCAGCAGTTACTAAGTAGGATGCAACAAAGAGGAAATCAGCAAGCTGTGTTAGAAGCTAATAAAGCTTCAGGACAACAGACTGAATCAAGAGAAGGTTTACTGTCCACGTTAATGAAACGTTATAGAGGACTCACGTAAATGGCTATCGGAAATCCGTCTTTATGGGATGAGTTTCAAGTTGTTGCAGCTAATGCCGCTGGTACTGGACAGATTGAACACGTTCAGTTTGTAGGTCACACCAGTAATGCTACTGCAAAAGAAATCTTTCTGGGTGTAGTGTCTAACAACCTCACTCAAAGACTGCAACTTCCTAATAACTCCATCTCTCTAGTAGAGTTCAAAGCATTGGGTATTATTGATACGAACACTGGTGATATTGCTCATCACGTCTCCCGTGGTGCTTTCTCTGTTCGTAGGTCTGGTACTACTTCTTTTGTTGTTTCTGGTACTGATGCAGGCTGGGTAGCATCTAGTGGAAACCCTGCGATTCAGGCTATCAAAGGTACTGCTGGGCACGTAGCGTTTGCTGTGAATGATACAAATGATTACGTGACTTGTACTGTTACAGGTGTTGCTGCTACTGAGATTTCCTGGCTCGTAGTCTGTGATATTCTGTGTATGCAGTATCCGAACGTTCACAAAATCAGTTCTTAACACTATGAAACTTGATTCGCGTGATTCAATCGTTCAAGAATTTGATTCAGCACTTACAGTTGAACTAGGTGTTGTTAACCGAGTTATAGCATCTTCTAAACTCCTAGCTTTAGAGATTTACGATTCACTACCTGACACTCCAATTCGGACACAGTTAATCAAAGCTGTGAACAGTGTTCGTCAAGACTACATTGCTGCTCTTCAATTAGCAACATTGATGTCTAAAATGGAACCTTAATGCTAATAAAAGTCTTGTTACAACACCACGCTAAGCGTAGAAAAGTCCCTCTACGCTTTTTATTATATGAGTGATGAGAACTATAGACTAAGAGTTAGAGCTTTACATGACCCTAGAGTGTTGTGTAACTTACTACGTTTTCATGGTGGTTGGAAAAATTTCTCAAAAACTATACATAATGAACTTATAGCCCATCTTGCTAGACCACAGTTAGTAGACCCTTCTGAGTCTAGTTTGTATCGTAAGCGTGTTAATTTACTACCTAGAGGTCATCTTAAATCAACAGTTTCCGTTCTAATTATTCTATGGAGACTCTATAGAAACCCTAATCTTAGAATTTTAATCGGATGTGATGATAAAGAACTAGCAAAATCATTTCTTCGGGAAGTTAAATTCTATTTAGAGTCTACAGAACTTCAAGAGAAAGTGTGGCATAACAGACCACATATACCAGGTGTTCTTGTTCCAGTTATTGATGCTGCTGGTAAACGTGAAAGAATCGGTAATAGAGACTTATACGTTGAGCAGTTAGCTGAAAAAGTAGTCTGGTCATCTGAAATGATTTATCTAGTTAGACAACACTGGATGAAAGAACCGTCTATTGGTACTATCAGTGTTGACCAATCCGGTACTGGAGACCACTTTGACTTGTTGGTGTTAGATGATATTGTTAACTTCTATAATTCTGATACTCCTAAAAAAGCAGAAAAGATATTCACATGGGCTGCGGATATGACATCCGTACTAGACCCTGCAAAGTGGATGGATATAGGGTCATATAAAGACCCTGAGACTGGTGAGAATGTTAAATTTGGTGAGTATGTTGGAGGTGAACAGATTCTTAATGGGACGCTGTACTACAAGTGGGACTACTGGCACCATGTGATGAAAACACAAGCCACTAGAAAATTTGTTATCCTTAAGAAGAACATTTATATAAATGGAGTAGATAGCTCTAACGGATACATATATCCTGAAAAGTTTAACCCAGACTACGAATCTGAAGTTAGAGAAGACTGTATTACTTTCCGTAGATTCTCTTGTCAGTATTTACTCAAAGTAATCGATAGTAGCACTCAAGTTCTTGTACAAGACGACATTCAAATATATAATCCAGAAACTATTGAAGTTACTTCACATACAGGAGTGTTCGTAACACTCTACAGGGACATTAAGAAGCAGATAAGACCTATTTTAACTATAGATATAGCTATTTCTCAATTAGAGAAAGCTGACTCATCAGCAATAACCGTAGGTGGTGTTGATGATGAAGATAATTTAGTAGTGTTAGACGCTTTCAAAGGTAAAGTTCTACCAGATACATTTTTACAAGAGGTATTTAAGAGAATTGAAGAGTTTAATATCACTAAGTTAATAGTTGAAGGAGGTGTTGGGTACCAGGATTCCTTAATATACGCTATTAGAGCTGAAGCAACTAGACAGCAAAAATTGATTCTTATTGACAGATACGTTCCAAGAGGTGATAAGAAGACTAACATTGAGTTAGTTCTACAACCTGTTATGGTTCATAAAAAGTTATGGATGCCACAAAAGTTATTAAGTAAGTATGAATCAGAATTTGAATTTTTTCCACAAGAAGGTGGAGAAGATGACTTACTAGACACTCTTAAACTATTAAGGATGTACTCTAAGAAACTGGTGGTAAACAAGTCAGCAAATTCTCAAGGTACTCGTCATTTAACAGTGAATACTAGATATGGAGGGTGTCGATAATATGGAAAATCTGTCAGATAAGACTAGAAGTCTAGTAGAGCAATATATCATTAACCAACATAGAGATTTTTCTGATGCTCGGATAGGAGTGGAGGAAACTTGGATTGAGTGTTGGGCACAGTACACAACATCCGTACAGTCATTAGAATATATTCGTAGTAAAACTACTCAGACTATCGGTAATGTTTCTAATAACTGGAGACATCGGTACAATCTCGGAAAAGTTTATGAAGCAGTAGAGATGCTTCATTCTTATTTTTACAAAGCTCTTTTTCCAGTGTCTACCTGGTTCAGTGTTGAACCGAGAATGCCAGAGTATGGAGAGGAAGCTAGAATACTTAAAAAATTGATGGCATTCGACTTTGACGTATCTAATTTTTACCAGGAAGCTGACAGTTTTCTCAGACAACTTATAATCTTAGGCACTTCGTGGCAGAGTATCGAGTGGTGTGAGGAGAACCAGCGAAATAAGTTCAGAACACTAGACGTGTTCGATGTCTGGGTAGACCCTCTAGCTCATACTGTAAATGATTCCGATTTGATAGTTAGATACTTACTAACAAAAGAAATTATACTGAAAAAAATTGATAGTGGAGAGTTCGACTGGAATAAAGAAGACTTCGAGAAATACTGTGAAAAACGGACTCTCCCACAGGATGATAAATACAGTGTTCAAACTATCCGTGACTTTATGGGTCTAAACCCGTTTAGTACCAAAAACGAGAAAGACAAGTACGAGGTACTGGAATACTGGGGAGATGTACGGTTAGTAGACGACTCTTTTATTAACTATAAAGCTAAGTTGATAGGCGGAAGACTTGTTGAGTTTGAAAAATGCACTTATAGTGCAAA